AAATACTTTTAAATCTACACACATTCCGGCATATATTGTATCTTTATTTAGTGTTATGGTTGGTGAATTTGTTTTATTGAGTCTCATTCTACTACAGAAAATAGGATACATTATTGGATTTACGAGATTAACATTTATTTCAGATAAAGTAGATAATTCATATAAGAAATTTAAATTTGGTGTATCTTTGAATTTATACATTTCTAGAACATATTCTCATACAACAAGTATTATTGGTTTAGTAGTTTTTATTATATTTATTCCAGTATTTGTTATTAAAGATATCATAGACTTTATTCGTATGTTTATATATGTTGAGAAAATTAAATATACACGTTTTTCCATGGAGGATCTGTAATGGAGTTTTCATCATCTAAAATTATTAAAACAGAATATGTACGTATTATTAATGAGATTACTGATGTTTATACAAAACGTCACATCGTTGATTATAAAAAGAGTATTCTTATACAAGACCTTTATCCAAATTTAGATAAATATATGAAAGAAACTTATACTATTGATAAATATCTAAACGATCTTGTTAGTAGATTGGAAGGTAATATTTTTGTTGACTATGTCACTATTTATCATGAGTCAAAACGTATTCTTATTTCTATAAATCCTGATGCTATTAAATACGGTGCCGCAAAAGCAAAAACCCTACATATGCAATATGTTACTGATTTGTATGGTAAAATTTCTAAAGCTATTATTGATGGCGATGGTAAGATATTTACTGTATATGAATATATGAAAAATAAAGTTTTCAAGGATGTTCGTGAAGCATTAACAGATTGTCCCCCAACTAAGTATATCACATTTAAATGTTTTGATAAAGAGTTTAAATTGAATGTTGTCGAATATAAACTTATTAAAACAATTACTGAAGGTACTAGGGTAATATTCCAGTTTGAGAAATATAATGAAAAATCAACTGATGATGTAGCTAATTATGAACATACATTGAAACGCCTTTCGGATTTTATTATTTCTGCATATAATAAAAGAAAGACTAAACTGACAATTAAATCAGGATTGATAGTAGAACTATTGTTAGAGAAAGAAAAATTTGGTATTACTAAAGATATTATTAACTATATTAATGAAAAATATGGTTATAGTCTTTTTAATATAAACGAAGCTACATGTATTGTTGTATTCACTAATAATAAGTTTAATAACACACAAGACAACGAGGTCTGCATGACAACGATACAAGAATATACCGAAAATATTTGTAATGTGGCTCGTGAAAAAACTGAAGAATATATTCAAAACATTACTTCAGGTGATATTATTTCTGGTACTACTTTTATTATGGAAAAAGATAATAACATTGATTTAAATAAAGTTATTAAACTCTTAAAAACTCTTACTATTTATGCTGAAAAGAAATTCTATCTTAATGATATTGCATATCCTATTGCTAGATATAATGTAAATTTTGATAAATCTGAAGAATGTATTGCGGGTACAAGATTTTACTTTAATTTTACTAAAGCAAATATTGATGAAATTAATATGAATCAAAGAATTAAATATGAAGAAAATTTGAAGATTAAAGAAGCTATACATACACTTAAATCCGAAACAGATCATTTTAAACATATTAAAATTACTAGTAATAAATATGTCTGCGATGAACTTTATAAACATAAACAATATATTGAAGAAGTATATAACTTTGTGACATTGTGGGGTGTGACTATAGATGGTGAACAACTAAGTATTACTTTTCATCGCTTTTGTTTACTGGCAAAAAAGCCGTATCGTGTTAAAATAATTTTACATAATGAGAAAGAAAAATTAAATAAAAAATCTGAATATAAAACTACTGGTCGTGAAGGTACAGAAGGTGTTATTGAACATATCGTTCCAGATAGCTATGTACATGTTGATGAGAATGACCACTATTCAAAGTTTAGAGACATTTGTAATCAGATTGTTCTTAAAGCTTGTAAAATTGGTGAAGATGTTGTTAATGATAGTAAATTTAATATTATACATACAAATGATATCCATGTCCAAACTACTGAACTTAGTTTTCTTAAAATAGATGATATTATTAAATATATTAAGAATAAATCTATTTATGTTGAGGAATATTTTACTATAAACGATATTAAATATCCTATTCGTAAGTATGGTTTGAAGTATAGAAGTTATAGTAATGATTGTTTTATATTTAGTATTAGGGTAAAACCACCAGAACTTATTGAGTGGTCAGAACATCATACATACTCTAACAATATTGATTTGAAAACAATACTTGGAACCTTGGTACTGAGAAAAGATATACCGAGCAAATGTAATACTAATGAAATCGTAATTAGTAATCCTTATATTGTTAAAGAACTAGTTAAACATCATAAGTATATTGAGAAGATTACTAATTGGAAGCTGATGAGCTATATAGAGGATTGTGTTACATTTAAATACTTTGATGATTATGATAAAGTTGAGAAAAACACCAGTCCTACCATTAAAGTAGATTATACAGATAATCTTATTAATTATAAAACTTATATTAAAGAATTCCGTAAAGATATGGATGCTGTTGCTTTTATTAATATACTTCTTCGTTCCAGTATATTTGTTTTAAATAATAAACATATTGGTCAAGATTTTCATCAGTCTTCATACATTATTGATATTATTGGAGATGATGTATATGATAAATTAACTCCAGAAGTTAATGAAATCTTTAATAACAATGATTATTATACTGGTGATATGGATGAAAATGGTATTCGTATTAAATTGAAGAAATAGACAATTATAAGGGGGTACGGGCAATTGCCCGTACCCCCTTATTTCAATATCGTGCTACATTCTTATGTTCTATGCATACAGGGTTATTTTTTAAACTTTCTAAGAATAATTTGTTCATATCACTATAATTCGGTAATCCAAAATAAGTATTCATTATCTGTACACTATTTTCATCAGTACTAATAAATAATGAGAAGAATCTCTGTGTTTTATTTTTATCCATACCTTCAATTAAATAAGCACTATTTAATTTAGTTTCTTTACTGATATTCATAACACATTCTACTGTTGGATAAAATGCGCTAAAATCAATATCATTCACGAAACTTCGCATTAGTGATTTAATACCAGTCATATCTCTAAAGATATTAATGCCTAGATCATAAGTCTTTTCTGGTCTTAGAACTGCACCACCAGTTTTACCCAACATCCAATCAAATTCATTAAACATAGTTCGTCCTGTACTAACAAGGACTTTACCTTCTTGTAGAATATCAAAGTAGAGATCGTCAGCAGCTTTGCGAGTTTGTCTAGACCATTTACACAATCTACTTGGCCCAGCCAACATAACCATCTGTTCTTCATCACGATTTTTCCATTCCATGATTTGTAATGAAATACAATCGAATTGGTTATAAAGAATGTATTTCAAAAATTCATTTCTTTGCATATACCGATGCCAGTTGGTATCAGTTAATTCTGCAATAATTGGATCGGCATCTTTAAATGTTAATTTGCCAACACCGATATTCTTATGCAAGATATCATCTAGTTTATAAGAGGTTTCTTTACCAATAACTGTTCTTAATAAGCTATATAACGAAGTGGCATTCGTGAATTGACTTCCGCTAGTTGAATGAAACCAATCCCATTTCTTTGTAAAATGATCTACTTTGCTATGGTCGGTGTCATACTTAACTTTTTTATATTTTTTCGCTAATCCTGGATAACACATGATATCTTCTACATTACCATTTAATCTTTGAATGTTTCTAATAACTTGAGGAATATCATAACCCATATTCCATATACCAATAAAATCAGTCATATTAACATGGATCTGTTCAAAGATCCATTTGATACATTCTAATAAGTCATCGTGTAAAAAATACTGATATTCAAATTTAGGAATCCTAACTTTAGGAAGGGCTTTTCTAATAGATTCGATATGTGGCTCCAATACTTCGTCTTTTAATTTAATTAATTCATCTAGAGAAGCATCGACAAACCTATCTTTACCATCGATGATTATTCTTTTCTTAAAGAACTTTTTCCATATAGCAGTATAGACTTTATTTTCATGAGTCACAGTAATGAGATTAATATCTTTACCATTTGTTTCTAACATATCAGCTTCAGTATCGAAAAATCCAGTTGTAACAGCAGATGGTCTTAATCCACTTTTTTCAAATGTTTTCTGTAAAGCTCCTTTAATTAATACTTCAATATGGATATCAGCACCATAGACATAAGGACTATCGCATAATTGATTTAATTGAGGATTTCTTCTAGGATAAAATCCATTTAGCCTATGAAATAACTCTCTTGGTAATTCATGATTATAAACATCATACTTATCAAGATTTTCCATATATTCATATTCTTTTTTATACTTATGTGTTCTTAATCCAGGTTTTGTTAAATAAAAACTCCTTTTAGGTTTATCGATAACAATAACTTCTGGGGTTGATATTCCCATGTGGTGTCTATTAACTTTAGCAACAACTGCATCACCGTCTTCATAATCAACATGACAACTATGAACAAATTCATAAACAGGTTTTTCATTATAGACATTGATAGGTTCTGGGTTACTTGACATAAGAGATCCTTGATGTCTTATGTTGAAAATACATATGATGTCGGTCTTTAAGTTAATTTAATTTTTGATTTATACAAAAAAATACACAGGATGGTGAGCTTTCGCCCACCATCCCATGCATCACGTGTTTTTCGACTTTGACTTATTCGCAGGTATTAAGCCTGGGGATCAGTCTCATCGATTTCAGCATCGGCATTAACTAAGGCCTGACCGACACCATCGACACCTGAAGTCAGAACGCCATCGTTGCCAACCAGAGGATTGTTGTTCACCTGGATGGATTCAGACAACATCAGCTTCAGAATGGCATCGAGACCCTTAACGCTGATGATCATGCCGATCGGGTTCGTCGGGTAGACGACCTCACGGCTGTTGGCGACAGCGCGCTGAGTCACGGCCATGGCGTTGTTGAACGTGAACTTGCCGGCGAAGATGCCACGGTCCAGATTCTTGCCAAAGCTGATGACGCTTTCCGGGTCAGCATCGCGAACCGGGACGATGAGCATCAGACCTTCAAAGTTCTTGTACGACGTGGCGACGCAGTCGATGCGTGAGCCGTTCGGAAGATAGAAGCTGTAGTCTGCCGACGGAGCTTCTTCGACGCGAGTGTCGTTCAGTTCGTTGAAGTAGGTTTTGATGGCCAGCAGGGTTGCAATGATCGTCGGGGTGGTGACCAGACGATACACAGCCTTTTCGCCAGGGTTCAGCTGGTTCAGGTACAGCGAGGTCAGCTGCGAGTCGGCGATGATCGCATTCAGACGATTCATAACCAGCGAATGCATGTCCGAGTTACGCTCGGTTTCACGCATAACGACGGCATTGGAAACGTCCAGAACACCACGCCAGACATTCGGGTTACACAGAGTGCCGGCCAGGAAGTCCTGAGCCACCGAATTGTACCAGTCGATGAGGGGATCGGTTTCCTCGTGCTTCAGGCGATTGTAGACGTTGTTCAGGCACTCGCCGATCATGCGAACGGCCTTGGCATCATTGCCCAGCGACATGATATCATTGAGGATCTTGATGATGTCTTCGGCCGACTTGCCTTCAGTGTCCTTGATGCTGTATTCGGCGGTGTACATGCGAGACACGGGAATATAGAAGGACTGCTCCTTCTGTGTCACGCGAGCCGAAATATTCGCCTTGCGCATATTTTCTTCGCTGTACTGGGCGAAGGGTTCGAAAGCGAACAGCGAGAAGGACAGCTTGTTGTAAGCAGTATTCACGGCATCCGCAACGGTCGTGCCGGCGGCAGGGAAAAGCTGGGCGTTCAAGCTACCATAGCCTGTCGAGGCGCCGGTCTTGAGGTTAAGCTTCATGGTGAAGTTGAGATCGATTTCGGCACCGGCGTCACCAAGAACAGACAACAACGATGACGCAGTGCCCGCAGCGGTAACAGCAGTCGAAGGAATGACACGCTGGATACGAGGAGCTGCTTCACGATCGGCCGAGTCGTTCGTGTTGGTGCGCTGCACCAGACGCGAGGCTGCCTGATATTCGGTACGAACAGGGATATATTCCGTGGTCGTGCCGTCGGTGACGGCGATCCAGACTTCGCGAACATAGGCGCCTTCGCCGATGATGTCAGTCCAGTTCAGATTGTCGTAGCCGACGGTGTTGGAGCTGACGCCGAGCTTGAACATGTTGAACGGCACGCCGACCTTAACCAAGTTCTGGTGAACCAGGACAGGGTTGGTCGAATCGTCGTTTTCCATGAACAGTTCGACACGTTTGGCGGTGGTGTCGACGAACGAAGGATCGCGCATCAGCCGGATCAGAGGAGTGCGAATGGCGTTCGAATAGCGAATATCGGCGTTCGGGTTCTGCGAAGCAGCCAGATCGTAAACATCGCCATTGGCGATCTTGGTGACGACGACGGTTTCTTCGGTAGCGATGCGCGGCAGGATACGATCGATCAGCGACTTGAAGACGCGCAGCATGGTCAGCGAGATCGACAGACGAACATCGGTGACGACGCTATCGATGCCTTCACCGAACGACTCGCCGGCAGCGATATCGTTAGTGACAGCATTGACACCACCATTGCCGAACAGCGAGCCCAGAGCGATGCATTCGGTTCCGGCAACGCCGCCCTTGGCATCAGCAAAGTTGGCATTGGTCGAATGCAGATGCCCCATGACACCAAGCGTAGCAGCTTCGATGGCCGCCGCAATGCGAGGATTGGTACGATCCAGACGATTGTTCTGGGTCGAGCCGCTCATCGATTCGATGGTACCGATGACGAAGTTTTCAACGGCGGCCAGGTCGATGCGCTCTTCAGCGCCACGAATGACGGTCATCGGCTTGTCGAAATATTCCAGGCCGGCAGCATTGGTGACCGAAGCAACCAATGAATTCGAACTCAGAAATGATTCTGTCGCCGCAGCCAGAGTGAACGCAGCACCCAGAGACAGACCGCTGTTCTGGGCAACACCACGCAGCTGCTGCTTCCATGAATTAAGTTTGCTCATTGTCAAAGAACTCCTGAAATACGCGTATTAAGACCAAGCTTGGTCAAGAGCGTTTTGGTTGCATCAATGGAAGATGTGAATAACCACAGCTTACACCATTCGTCAAGATAGGCTTTAGTTTCTGAAGAATACTGAGGATCATTCTTAATATCACCATTGAGTTTAGCAACAGCGAGTCTAACAAAATGATCATTTAGAGTCTCTTTGGAATCGATCAGCGGAATGAACAGCTGAGAATTCTCATCTTCGGAGATTTCATCAGAGACTTCAGATGATGCAGAACCATCGTCTTGATTGTCTATATTATCATCATCACCATTATCTATAGTGTTTGTATCACCAAAGTTAGCGTCATCAGATGTTCCATCGCCAGATTCATCGGTTCCTTGTGAATTGGTGTCATCATCGCTGATAGTACTATCAGGATTAGCATCACTATTACTATTATTATTGGTAGTATCTTCACCAGAAATATCAGAACTTGGGGAAGCATCAGACGAATCATCTTTGTTAGGAACTTTCGTTTCATCGTCTGATCCCTTTGTGTCTTTATTATCTACTGTATTTTCAGGATCATCTTCTTCTGATATGGGTTTATCTGCTTCGATATTATCATCTTGATTATTTTCAGTGGCATCTGTTTTATCTTCATTTTCCTCATCGTCTTCTTCATCATCTTTAACATCGCCTAGAGCTTCTAATCCATAAAAATATCCAGTATCGTGTCCACTACCGGATACGAAACCATTTGGTGATTTTTTATAATAATAATCATCAACATAAATAAGAACTCTATCAATACTATCATAATTTTCAATTCCTTCTAAAGCATCACGTATTCTTTCCCAATAACGAGTGGCGTCTTTAACATCATAAATGTAATAACCAGTATTGTCGGCACCAACATTTTCAAAATTGCTAACATGTATGGCAAATGCTTTATTCTTAGTATATTTCAAACAAAGATTTGCACAGACAAAATTCTTATATGAAATAATACCATTATTAATAGCATTAATAGGAAGAGCAGTCAATGCAATAACTTTAGCAATTTCTAAAAAGCTAGGTTTCATCGTAAGAAACTTAAGACTATTTATCATCTTCCAGTAATTATCCGAATTCTTATTAAATTTGCTATTACAAATCAATTCATCTGTATCAATGACAACATGATGGATAGGATCTAATTGTAATGGGAATAGATCGCTTTTCAAATTGACTCTAGGGACATAAAAAATAGTTTTTGTATTGGTAGTTTCAAAATTAATAGCTGAGAAGATAGCTAGAATACCATTTAATTTAGATAATCCGTGTTTCAGATATAATCCTTTTAATAAAGGAATATCACTATCAATAATATTGTTTGTATGAATATACTTATTTACATATTGACCAATCTGGCTATCTTTAACTGATTGAGACATAGTAATGATATTATCTTTAACCAATGATAATAAAGCAAGAACATGAGAATGAGTATTAGATTCAACAAATATATTAAAATATTTATACATAATAATTTGTTCTAAAAGAAGCTTATCATTATCAAGATCGACATTTCTAATGTCTATATTTATTTTAAGATCTAAATTAATAGCAGTATCATCAAAAATAACTTTATCAAGTACTGAAATATTTCTGAAAATATCATTTAAAACAATAAGTGGCTGTCTGTCCATGGGAGCATTGTCCTTCACTGGAGATTTAATAGATAAAAAAATCTATTAAAGACTTATAATATGTTAATTTGACGCTATAAATATTAGGAAACAGAAAGGGGATTTGTTGATGCTTTTTTCTCCTGACTTTTTTATTGATTGTATGATTCTACTTATTTATGAAAATTCAGATAAGACTAAAGCAACTGTTAAGGATCTTATTAAAATATATGACGATGATAGTAAAACAAATACGCCATCAGAAAATGACAATAGTCGTTTTTATGTTAAACTTATTAAAGAGATCCTGAGGAACAATATAACTAAAAATGACGAAGCTGGTCTAAAATCATTATTGTTGAAAATCAATACAGATAAGAGTGCTTTTAATAAATCAGAAACTTTAAAATTACTTGAAAGTATTTTCTTAAGTAAAGTGGAAATCAGTTTTCAACAATTAGAAGAGACTGCTAAGAAAGTACAAATGGCACTCATGTGGCATTTGATCAGTAAACATCAAAGACGCGGTTATATTGCTCTTAGTAAATTTGCAGATAGTTTAAATAGTGAAGACCAAGAACAAGAATTAAGTGAAATTAATAAACAAGCAAATGCTATTCAACAAATATTTGAAGAAGCTATGTCTTCTATGATGAAAAATACATTGGCTAAAAAACCAGTAGAAAGTATAGATTTCTCTGAGAAAGATTCTCTCAAGAAAGGTATTACAAAATATAAAGATAGAGCTATTAATGGTATATTCAAAACAGGCCTTCAAGGTTTGAATATCATGACTGGTCCTGGTCGTGGTGGAATCATGGAAGGTGAGTCTGTTGTTTTTTATGCTCTTCCGCATAACTATAAATCTGGTCTATGTATGAGTGTTGCTACTCATGCTATCTTGTACAATAAACCAAATCTCAAAGATATTTCTAAAAAACCATTAGCATTGTTCATATCATTAGAAAATGAAGCCTTCCAGAACATGATGTGGGTCTTCAAGCATTATTATGAAAATATTAATAATAAAGATTCTAGCGATATGGATGATGATGCTATTATTGATTGGATGTACAAATTCTTTAATAAGATGGGATGGTCGTTTATTATTCTTCGTTATCTTCCTTCAGAATTTGGATTTAAAGATTTTGTTAATGTTGTTGAATATTATGAGAACTCTGGATATGAAATAAAATTAGCTGTTATCGACTATATGAATCTTATGTATAAAGGAAATGGATCTGAACGATCTTCATCAGTCGGAACCCATCTTCTTGTTAAGGAACTTTTTAGTAATGCTTGTAATTACACAAAATCAAAAGGTATTAGTCTTATTACGGCACATCCTCTAAATCGTAAAGCAACCGAACTTGTAAATACTGGTATTAAGAATATTGTTAAACGATTTTATACAGAGCATATTGCAGAAAGTATGGATGTCGCTAGAGAAGTTGATCTTGAAATATTTATTCATATTGAAAAGAACCAAGATGGTATTTATTATCTCACGTTTAAACGTGGTAAACATAGATATCAAGATAAAACAAAAGATGCACATAAATTCTTTGCGTATAGATTTTCTGATTATGGTATTAAAGACGACATTGATGGTAAACCTACATTTACAAGAGATATTTATGCTATTCCTACAAATGATGATGATAGACAAAAACAACATGTTGTTATGGACATTTTCTAAATATTACAAGAGTGATGTGGGATATCCCACATCACTCTGTTTAAATCCATCTTATGAATTCCT